CCCTTTAAATCAGACTGTACGCGTATTAGTGTGTCTGGAAACATACACGACTCTGCGCCGTTAAATAATATAACTAAATTTGGACCTGAATATGTTGAGACTAAAAAAGACGATAGTAAGGCTTAGAATGTGGTACGCGGATATACGCGGACATCACGGTAAGCGTTGGGACTATGAACCTGGAGAATGGTACATGGGTCGTCATCGAAAAAAATGAATTGTTGGCACTGTAATACAGATCTAATATGGGGTGGAGATCATGATGCAGAGGATAGTGACACTTTTAGCATGGTTACAAATTTAAGTTGTCCTAAGTGCCATAGTTTTGTGGAAGTTTATTACCCTAGTGAGGAGACTATAAAAGAATATGATAAAGAAGAATAATCGATACAGCTATGCCACCGGTACACGGTACATGGATCACGGACAACGGAGATATGATGTTGCCGGTTACAGACTACCAAGTGTAACGACCATTTTGGGTCGAACTAAAGATCAAAAGTTTTTACAGGATTGGAAAAAGAAAGTTGGCGAAAAAGAGGCAGAGAGAATTAAAACAACTTCCGCTACACGTGGAACAGCAATGCATAAATATTTAGAAAACTATGTATTAGGTAAAGGTTATGAAGATCTAACTGAGTTGGGACAAGAGACTAAACGTATGGCTGAGAAGGTCATAGAGCTAGGTCTAGCCCCTGTCAGTGAAATATTCGGCTCCGAGGTTACACTATACTATCCAGGCCTCTACGCAGGCTCTACAGACTTAGTTGGAATACACAATGAGAAAGAAACTGTTATAGATTTTAAACAAGCTAATAGACCAAAGAGAGAAGAATGGATTGGAGACTATAAGTTGCAATGCGCAGCGTATGCCATGGCACATGATCAAGTACACGGCTCTAACATTGAACAATGTGTGATTATGGTATGTACTCCTGACCTATACTACCAAGAATTTAAGATTGATGGACTTAATTTACGTAAAGCAAAACATGATTTCTTACGTAGACTAGATCAATACAACGATATTATGAACGATGAAAAGGAGACCTATGGCACATGATATACTATATAATGCTTTGATCAAAAGATACGAAGCTGAGATCGCTGACGCTAATGCGAAGATAACAATTATGTTTACTAGCCCGAGAATCATACCTGAACACATAGATGTGACTGGTGAGATTGATAAGGAATTAGGCAAAATTGAGGCAGCAGAGTCAAAGATGTCAATATTGCAGCAAGTATATGGCAGAAAAAAGGCAAACTAGGACACTATAGTGATGTCAGAAACAAAAAAAGTTTTTTTTATAAAAAAAAATAATTCAAAATAATGTCCAAAATGTTCAATAAGCTAGCAATACCAACAAAATATTGGGTTATATTGGACACTTTTTTGATATTTTGGACACTTTCTGTGGTATATATACCTATATATGGACACTTTTTTAAAATTTTGGACACTTTTTGAAACGATTGGACACTTTTATGAAACGTAAGAAGAGATATAAACACGCAAACATAGGTAAAAAGAAGTATTACTTTTATTCTATCAGGTGGTTGGACATCACGGGGGATGCCGGGCATGCAACTCCAGAAGAGTTTGATAAGTTTGGTTGTGCTGTCATGGTAACACAAGCCTATGTGTATAAGAAAGATAGTAAGTTCTTATGGACGTTCGCTTCTTATGATGAGAAGGAAGAAGTGTTTAGTGATAGGAATGTATTTCCTAAAGGTTGTATTATGAAAATGGAAAGGATTACTCTTTGATCTTCTTTAGGTCGGGAGTGACATCTATAATCTGTGAGTAGTCGTCTAAAATTTGTTTCATCTTTGCTTCTAATTCTAGTTCTGATAGGTCCTCTAATTTTCCTGTTTTTATTATCTTGCGGTCTATATATAATCCTGCTGCTTTGCCTCGGTTTGTTTCCGCATTCACGGCTGCACTCCAAGCACCCTTTTTCAAAGCGCGTTCCCTAATTTTACCAAGTTCAGCTATGTGGCCATCATAAGTCACTTCAAACTTTTTAAGTCTCTCTTCTTTTAAATTGCCTATGTACTGTACAACAAGTGGATATAGTTTTGGGTTTGTAAGTGTAGACCCTTCTTGTCTTGCATTGTTCTTACTGTACCCAGCAAGCGTAGCTGCTTCTGTCTTTGTCATGGGTCCATCAGGTCCACCATATACTAGGTGTTCTGCGAATCTCATCTGCATTTCTGTCAATCTTTTCGGTACTCCCATATTGACTTTTTAAGCCAACAATCCTATAATGTCAATATGATAACGAAAGAAGAAGCAATAGCTTTTGAGAAACAAATAGAAGATATAAATACAAAAGAAGACAGAGGGCCTAGCGATCTAGAGCTTAGAATAGAGGACTTAATGAGAATAAATCTGTCTCATCAAAACTTAAATGCTGATCTTAGAAAAGAAATATCTTTCCTTAAAAAGAGAGGTGAACACTTTGAGTATATGTACAATCAACTTAAAAAAGAGAAAGAAGATTTACATGAAAAAGGTCAGAGCATGTTGAATGAGTTTAGAAACAAGGGTGATGTCTAGTGTTTGTTAGACACTTACAAGAGTATCTTGATAAGTTTACAACTGGTCCTAAGGGTCAGAAAGGTAATGCTGTAAGTAATGCTAGAATATATATTTTAACAGACAAGGGCTACCTTGAAGAGATCAAACGTATTGAAGTTCACGAAAGCACAAAGCCAGGAGACACATCTGTTCGTGTGGTTTTGAAACCAAACAAAGAAGAATTAATCATAATGCCACCAGGATATGTTAAAGATTACTAATGACATTGTTCGCTTAAAAAACTTATGGGTCCAGAGGCAAAACTTTACAGAAAATTTAAGAAAGCAACACCCACAATATCGTACTCTCGTATAGAAAATTTAGCATTACCGGGTGTGCCAGATACACTCTGTTACAACAAATATAATACTTTTTTCACAGTTGAATTTAAGGTCGCAAAAGCCAACAAGGTTAGGCTAAGTCCACATCAAATTGCATGGCATATGAGACATCCGTATAATACTTTCATCTGCATCGAGGCCCTCGGTCCGGGCATCGTGAAACTTTATGAGGGAGAACAAGTCCGCGAGCTTGCTGCTTGCGGCTTGGAGCTTGAACCTTTGTGCTTGGGGCTTGACGCTTGCGGCTTGCTGCTTACGCAGCTTGGAGCTTGAAGCTTGCGGCTTACTAAATAACCATTGTCCCTGCACCATTGTTCATGGTGCATCCTTATTATTGAATCGAATTTAGTGTTGGCCATATGCAACGTTCTTGACTTCAGGATCCCAGCAGGCCCTGCAATCTTTACATTCATTGTCTTGAGTTGGCGCGGGACACGTGGCCCCAGATGTCACAACCGTTGACGTGTTAGGCCATGAGCCCGGGGCGTCTTGGTCTACCATCGGCGCGCTAAATCTTATAACCAGATTATCTGGGCACAGCGGCAGGAAGTGTTTGATCCATGCTTCTCGTGTTGGTAGCCAGTGACGGGTCTCAGGCGTTAACTTACACACCGCAAAGATCTTAATGAGGTGAGCTTCGTCCTGCACGTCGCCAGAGTCATGCCAGCGGAACACCTTCGACTTCTTGCTGTTAATGAGTAACGCCATGGCCCCGGTCCAGAGCTCATGCTTGATGCTGGCCAGCCTTCTATATTGCGCGTCTTGCACAACCTTAAATACATAACAACCCTTGAGAGCGTAGCAGCCCTCGCACGTGGACCCTGATACCTTCACCAGCTTCGAGCCTGTCTTGCATTCTTTGGCCGGTATACCATATGCCCAGCCAGGCATTTTTGAAGGCTTGCTCAGGCCTCCCACTAGTTTTAGAGCTTCACTTGTTTTCATATTATCCCTTTCTATTTCTTATTATACTTTTCAATTGTGGCAAAAGCTTGACGCTTGGAGCTTGAAGCTTGACGCTTGTGAATCAAACCCTTGTTTGCGTTTGATATTGACCGCGGTCCAGGAAGCTTGTAGCTTGTAACCTGTAACCCATCAAAAAATTTCTGTGTGCTTTTCAAGTAGGAAGCCGGCAGCTGGCCATGGTCCTCCAGGAACCATGGCAGCAGGTCGTTGTGATTAATTCTTTTAACCATAATATTTAGTTTGTTTTTTGTATTCCTCTTCAGTCATTCTAACTAACTGCAGGAACGTCTCGAGCGTTTGCTTAGCTCTGTGACCGTCGTCCCCAGTCACTATGTTTACCGCTGTACAAATTCGATCTATTATTTGATCGAAGCTCAATGCATTTTTTTCTTTTTTCATTGTGTCCTTTCATTGTTGTTATTGTGTTTAATTCTTCTTTTTGGCATTTTCTGATTTTCCTAATCCAGTTGGCCATGATTGAGGTTTCTTTTTTCTAGGCCTTATGTCTTCCTTCACCAGCGCAATAAGCTCTTCTAATGCTTTGGCAATTCTTAATAATGTTTTGTTGTCCATTGTATACCTTTCTGTTTATATCCTATACTATCCTATTACTAGGATGGTGTCAAGCTGCTTGTTGCTTGGAGCTTGCGGCTTGAAGCTTGGTCCTTAGAATCATTCTAAAGTGGTCAAGCTCTTCACATCCCGCTCGCATGTGGCTTTGGACACTAATAACTTGACCCCAGGTCCTGCTAGCTGAATTTAATTCGACACAGGACCAGGGCTCAAGCTGGTGCTATTAACACCAGATTAAACCCGAAAGGACTACAGGACGCTGTACAGCAAATTACCTTCGCATTCTGGAAAGTACCTGTAATACCTAATTCAATATAAGGGTTGACAATCTATTTGTCAAGGGATAATATGGGATAATTATAAACAAATAAAGAAAGGTTATATGTCAGCAAAAATAAGAATGAATACCGAATACAGAAACAAATTCTATAATAGAATTAAAGATGTATTTGAAAAAGAAGAAACGCAAGAGCAACAGGCTTTTATGCAATCAAGAGAAGATTTCAACGAGTTGCAGAAATCTACATTTGATGTTGCAAAGCAAGTTGTTGAAAGGTCATATCCAAAAGAAGATGTAGATACTCTACGAGTATTTAAGAAAAAATATGGCGACCCCTGTGATGTAGTTGCAAAAGATAAATGCTTTTACTTTGCACATAACGAAGATGTAAATGACGAGGGCGAAAAAGAAGAAACTAAATCGCATTTTGATTTTGGTTTATTCGGCAATCTAAATGGTAACGAGTATAGTGGTCAAGAAGATACTGAACACTTTGCTCACGCATATTTTAGAGAAGAACTAAAAGAGAAAGGTTGCAACCCTGATATTATTGCTCAACAATCAGGCAAAGATCAGAACCCACATAAAACAAAGCATGTTGATATGTGTAATAAAGCACTCGGCAAAGATAGTAGTAGTCGTTATTCTGATAATGATAACACAGTTGGAATGACTAAAGATTTTAACGCACCATTCTATTGTGATGTGATTGGTACTTCTCATTGTAGAAGTCGTGCCATAGCTTGTACAAAAGACGAGTACAATATCTTTTTGATGTGGCGAAGTGCAAAAGCAAAAGTTGTTAGCACTCACCAAACATGGATTAATTCTATAATGAAACAATGCGATCAATTAAAAATCGGATTGAAAGCATATAGATATTTGTCCGAGGGTATTGAGTTGGCAAGTGAGTTAGGAATACAAGTTGATGAGGCTGAACTTATCAAAACTAATTCAACAGGCTTGACAATCTACAACCCTACAAATCTTGCTAATATGATTAAAGGTATGAAGAATAAAAATCAGACTAGAGAAGATAAAATCAAAGCAAGAATGGAGTATCAAAAACAATCAGTAAATTAACATTTGACACCTATGGGATTATCCTATAAGATAGTCCCATAAACAACAGAAAGGACGAAATGTTTTACATAACTTACTACGCAAAGAAACACAAAAAGTTTATCACTAGGAAAGGTCAGTATGATAAACCCGACGGAACGAAAGGAAAATCATTTACATCAAAGAATAACACACCTTGTTTAGTCTATTGGGATTTAGACAATGACGGTTGGAGAATGGCAACAGGAGAGGCAAAGGTTAGAATATGAGCGATTATAAATGGTGTCATGGTCCGAAGTGTCATAAGTCACATACACAGGACAGGATAAGAGGAAGTAAAGGTAGCAAGGTCCTAAGAACTAAGAAAGTAAAAACAACGCAATGGAATAGAGGCAATGGCTATGAGTATTTTTGTAGCACAGGTTGTTGGCAAGATTTCTTTTTAAAGTTTGCGCCTCAATGCATTGCTATTGCACCGAGGCACGAGCCTCTAGAAACACCGATTGAAATTGAAACTTTTACAAGGACAGATTATTTTGGCAAACCTTATACAGATAAAACAATAAAAGAAAGAGGGGTTGACACATCTATGGAATAGGATTATAAGGGATATAGAAAGGACATATATATGACAACACTTAAAGAAATACAATCAAAGGAAGATAGCCCATCACTATCAGACGCACAGAAGTTTGTAGGTGGTTGGGTTGAAGTCGTGCAAGTTAACGACGGCATATTAATCATTGATGAGGAGGGCAAGTTAAAAGATAAACCTGTCAATGAAGTTGCATCTAAAATGTACGCAGATAAATACGGCGACGCAGATATTATAGTAGGCGACGCAATATACATACCGAATAAGATACCATCGGAATGGCATAGCTAAACCACAGGTTGAGGCGCCCTGCGGGCGCCTCTCTCTACCCTCGGCCCTACGGGCCTCGGGGGTCCCAAACCGAAACCGAAAATCAAACATTGACCGACCCCACCCCCTAAATTGTTAAAAAGGGGTCCCACTGCTTTTTGCTTTATGCCTTGATTTAGACAGCCACCCCTGCTAAAAACATTTTGGTACCATGGACTTAAATAAGGTAAATATAGAAAAATTACCTGCAGATGTGCGTAAGGACTTTAAAAGACTGCAACTACTCCATGCTGAAAAAAAGATACAGAATAAAGCTAAAAGTGATTTTCTATCTTTTGTAAAATGCATGTGGCCAGATTTTGTAGAGGGGTCCCATCACAGGCACATCGCAGAAAAATTTAATAAATTAGCTACGGGTGAAATAACTCGATTAATAGTTAATATGCCACCCAGACATACTAAATCAGAATTTGCATCTTTTCTTTTACCATCGTGGATGGTGGGCCGTAATCCAAAATTAAAAATTATACAAGCCACGCACACAGGCGAACTAGCCGTAAGGTTTGGCCGTAAAGCAAAACATTTAATTGATAGTGAAGATTATAAAAAAATTTTTGAAACAACTTTACAAGAGGACTCCAAAGCTGCAGGTCGTTGGGAAACGGCACAAGGCGGAGAATATTTTGCAGCTGGTGTAGGCGGAGCTATCACGGGCCGTGGTGCGGACTTATTGATTATAGATGATCCCCACTCGGAACAAGATGCATTGTCCCCAACAGCATTAGAGTCTGCTTACGAATGGTATACATCAGGACCACGACAAAGACTTCAACCAGGCGGCAAGATCGTCTTGGTTATGACACGTTGGTCAACAAAAGATTTAACAGCAAAACTTATAGCGAACCAAAAAGAACCGAAGTCTGATCAGTGGCACGTGGTCGAGTTTCCGGCACTCATGGACCACGGACCAGTGTGGCCAGAATATTGGAACCTAGAAGAATTAGAAAAAGTAAAAGCTTCACTACCCGTTGGTAAATGGAACGCGCAGTGGATGCAACAACCTACATCAGAAGAAGGTGCAATCTTAAAACGTGAATGGTGGAGAGTGTACGACAAAGAAGATATACCGGCTCTACATCACGTCATACAATCTTACGATACCGCTTTTCTTAAAAAAGAAACAGCCGACTATTCGGCCATTACAACGTGGGGTATATTCTATCCAGACCAAGATAGTCCGGCTAATTTAATACTTCTTGATGCTATTAAAGGACGATATGAGTTTCCAGAACTCAGGCGTTTAGCTTTACAGCAGTATGAATATTGGAAACCAGAGTCTGTAATCGTAGAGGCAAAGGCCTCAGGTCTACCTCTAACCTATGAATTACGGCAGATGGATATACCTGTTATTAACTTTACACCGAGCAGAGGTAATGATAAACATGCTAGAGTGAACGCAGTAGCACCACTTTTCGAATCTGGAATGATATGGGCGCCAGATCAGAAATTTGCAGAGGAGGTGATTGAGGAATGTGCAGCATTTCCAAACGGTGATCACGACGACCTTGTGGACTCTACAACACAAGCTATCATGCGCTTTAGACAAGGTGGACTAATTGGACACCCTGAAGATTACATTGACGAAAAAAAAGACCCGAAACCTAGGACGTATTATTAATGAGCATATTTAAACTTATAAGAGAATTTTCAAAAAGATATGGCAGATCGCCTAGTCCAAGTGAATTAGATAAATTAAAAAAACAATCAGATATTATACAGCAACAAGATACAATTATACCCTTTCCAGGAGGCGGCAAAGATAAAGTTAGTCCTTTTGATAATTTTAAAGCATCAGAAGATGCTTATGAACAATCACAAAAGCTAACGCCTATAGAAGCCATGAAAGAAGCTAACAGTCTTATTGGTAGAAAAGGTAGATATAAAAATATATCTCCAGAAGATGCTAAGAAAAAATTAGGAGAACTAGAAGGTATTATCAAGAGTGAAAAGTTAGAACCTGAAGATTTAGTAGGTGATGATCTTGGTGACATGTTAAAAAATTATGACGGCGATCCAGATGCTATGGCAGATGGTGGTGTAGCAGGAACAGAGTTAGCTATTAAACAATCATTAGAAGATTTTAAAAGATATCAAAAAGCAGGCGGC